AAATAGACAATGAGATTTTTGCTGTTTTGCGGGGAAAAATAAAATGTCCTAATTGCAAACGAATGCTAAAAATGCCAGAGGATATTTTGATTGTTCCTACGAGGAAAGAAAAAAAAGGTCAAGAAGATTGACCCCCTTGACAAAAAAGTAGAAAGATGATAGAAAGCAACAAAATCAAGGGCGGAAACTACGGTCAGAGCCCTAACCCTACGGGGTTAAAATCTTCCCAAACTCTGGACTTGGAGGCAGAGGAGGGTTTTAGCGTCGTGGTTAGGGCTTTTTGTTATGGCTACTGAAACCTTAAATCAAAAAATAGGGGAAGAGGAAAAACAGATTTTTTACCAATATTCAGAAAAAGAAAAGGTTGTGGTGAATGAGGTGTTCAATCGTTTTACTGCTTGTGCTACTGAAAGAAATCAAAGTTTTGAATATTTTGATGGTCGCACCTTGACAGAATACATAGACGACAATGTTAAGAGTTTTGTCACCAATGTTTTTGAGAGACCAGATATTGAGGATTGGCAGGCGAGAATACACGACCCATTTACCAGAAACAAAGTGATTGCCATATTGGGAAAAGTAGCAGCGGCTTTGCCTGTGTGCGAGTTTATTGCTGTAGGAACAGAAGATTTCAGAAGAGAGCAGATGCTTGGTGATTTGGTTCAATACGCCGACAGAATGGATGATAATGAGGAGTTAATGTTTTATGCTCTTTTAGAGGCGTTGGTGAAAGGAACGGTTATTGGTTATGAGGGGTATGAAGAAAAGACAAAGAAGGTTAGAGATGTTAAGAGGTTTGATAGCGGAGATGTTTTGGAATTAGAAGAAGGAGAAGTTAAAATTCGTAAGTTGGTTGGCTATTTGGTTCCTCTGGAAGATTTTTATCCCAGTTCGGTTGGTATCAGAAAAATTCAAGATATGCCTTATTGTTTCTGGCGTTCAGTTATGCCGATTTCCCAGTTTAGAATGAAGTTTAGTCAGTATTTTAAAGCCCAGTATGTTCAGCCTTATGCTACTTTAGGTAAAGATGAGGAGCGTCCTTTTTACTACGACTATGTAAGTGAGGGATTGAATGAAGGAGAGGTAGAAGTGATAAGATATTACAATCAGGATACCGATGAGTATGTGATAATTGCTAATGGAATTTGGTTGAATCCTTTACCTGGGGACGAGGTTAGTCCTTTGCCGTTTAACCATAAGCAATTGCCTTTCTGGAAAGCGATTTACGAACCATTTGGAGCGGATTTCTTTTACGGCAAGGCTTTGCCAGATAAACTGAAACCGATGCAGGAAGTGATAGATGTTCTTCACAATATGCTTTTAGACCAGTCATTTCTTTCTATCTTCCCGCCAATTTTGGTGGGAGGAATAGACGAGATAGAAGATGATATTTTAAGACCTGGTAGAAGAATACCTGTTGACGATGTTAACGCTTACAAGGAATTACAGATTTCTCCGCCAAAGGCTTTTCATCAGTATATTCTTGAATACACGAAAAGGATTTTGGAAGAAACTTCAGTTGATCCTGTTCAGCAGGGAATTGCTGGTGTAGGAGAAAGAGTGACTGCTACTGAAATAGAAAGAGCAGCTCAAGGTGTAGCATTGGTTCTCGGTTTATTTGTTAACTTTGTGAAATGGGGAGTAAGAGATAAAGCACGATTAAGAGCCAAAAATGTATTTCAGTTTTACACTGCTCCTTTGATAGAAAGAGTTTTGGGAGAAGGAGGAGCGGAGGAATATAAAAAGGCGTTTAATGTTTTCAAGATAGAGGACACAGTTCTGACTTCTGGCAAAAGAGGAACGAAAATTATTGAGATGTATCGTAGCCGAAAGGAGATGCCTACCCGTCTTGCTCTTCAAACAGAGGCGAAGATGATAGAAAAGGAAACAGGGCGAAGGACAGAGAAGATTGCCATAAGTCCTCAATATCTTAGAGATTTTGAGTTTGACATAAAATTAGTGCCGAATCCTAAAGCTCAAACAAGCAAGGCATTGGAAAGGGCTTTGTTAATGGAGAAAATCAGAGTTTATATGGAATTTATGCCAGATATGGTTGATAGGGAAGAGCTTGGGGCTCAATTGGCAGAAGCGTTTGGAGACAGACCAGAGAAGATTTTTAAGAAAGAAGTCATAGCTCCTCCGCCACCTGCAGGAAGATTTCCAGGAGCTGGCAATTTGGGAGTAGGAGAAAACTTGATTAAGGGAGCGATAGGAGAAGAAGGTAGAGGAGCAAGCATAAGGCAAATGATTCAAAGTGCTGGACGGGCTGGACAATATGCTTAAAATACACTAAAATAATTTAAAATGTTTAAGGAAACAATTAAAAGAATAGTTGAGAAATTATTTTGGAAATATTACGAAGAAGATATTGAACCAGCAGTGAGAATGGGAAAGATAGATAGTGATATTATTTTTGGGAGTTTATTGAAAGATAATGAAGATTTGAAAAATCTTTTGAGGTCAATGTTAAAGGGTGATAAAGATAATTATTTTAGAGCAGGAGATGAAAAAACAAGATTGAAAATTAAGGGAGCATATTTAAGAACACTTTACTTCCTTCGTAAGATGGAAAGATTATCCGTAAGTGAACCCTCTTACTTTTTAGGAAAGGTAAGAGAAAAGGTCGGCAAAAAAATAAAAGTTGATACCAAAATTGGTAATAGATATGGCTAAAAGAAGAAGAAAGAGGAAAAGAAGGAGAGGCAAAACTGTAGTTATACGAAAAAAGGGAAAGAAACCTATAAAGTTTAAGAGAGGTGCGTTGACAGCGGAAGCAAAGAGACACGGTTATTCTTCTGCTCGTGCTTATTGTGTAGCGATAGGAATGAATAGAGGATACAAAAAAGGAGTTTCTGTTAGAACGCAGAGAAGATGTAATCTTGCTTTCAAGGGTGCTTTAGCAAAAGGAAGAAAAACTGCCAAAAGAAGAAGAAAGAGAAGAAGGAGAAGGTAATATGCCTCGGGGAAAAAGAAGGAAAATTTGTAAAAGGACTGGAAAGAAGCCTAATTTTCCTCGAAGGCACAAGCACTGGAGATAATTATGCCAGCGGTTAGTAAAGCCCAGTGGAAACTTTTTAAGGCTATCTGTGAAGGGACTTATCCTTCAGGTTATAGAGGAATTTCAAGAGAGGTTGCTTGTGAGTTCATAAGAGGACAATCTCCGAAAGGATTACCGAGTCGAGTTAAAAAGAAAGGTCGCAAGGCTCGGAGGAAAAGAAGGACTAAAAGAAGAGTTAAAAGAAGAAAGAGAAAAATGGCAACAAAGAAGCAGTTGGCTGCTTTAAGAAAGGCAAGAGCAGCTAAAAAGAAAAAGAAGAAAAAGAAATAGTTTGCCTTTCCTCACTGGGGACGTCTGTCTCCAGTCAGGAGTGGCAAACTCCATTAAAGGTTCTTTCCTGAACCTTCTGGGAACCAACCCAGAGCAGGAACCTACCTGCTTATCAAAAGGGTAATCTCAAAAGGGAGGGAAAGGATAAGAACTATGGCTGAAGAGCCAAAAAAGGCTGGACAGGAGCCTCAAAATCCTGTCGGGGAATCTTCTTCGCCTCCGACAAAGGAAGAAGGGAAAAGGGAGGAAGCTCCTCCTTCGGTAGAGGTCCTTAAAAAGCAGATTGAAGAATTGACGGAGAAGTTGAAGAAGGAGCAGGTAGATAAAGCAGGATTGATTGAGCAGATTAAGGAGTTAAGGAAAAGGGCTCAGGAGGCAGAGGCAAGAGCAGGAGTTACTTCTTCTGAACCAAAGAGAGAGGAGGAAAAAGACGAGATAACTAAGAAGGTTTATTCTGTTATTCAGAAAGAGCGTGAGAAGGAGATTAAAGAAAATCGGGTTAAGGCTTTGCGGATATTTTGGAAGAAGCATCCAGAATTCAATCCTGAAAATGATATTACAGGATTGAGGATGCAGACTCTTAACCAAAGCCTTTCTCGGTTGAATACCAGTAATAGTCGGACAGTGGAGGAGATACTTGCTGATTACGAGGATGCTCTGAAAATCTCGCCCTTTGCCCAGACTTCTGCTTCTTCTCAACCTGTTTCAATCACAGGTCGGGAAGCGACAACTTCCTCACTGCCTGCTAAGCCGAAAACTGCCGAAGGAACCAGGCTGACTCCTGAACAAGAGAAATTGCGGAAGGAGAAAGGCTGGAGTGTAGAGAAATATCTGGAGATGAAGGCGAAGTATCCAAAAATAATTCCGTAGTTTCTCTTAAAGGTCGTTCATTGAAAGTTCTTTTCTGGAACTAACTTAGTCCTATAAGGATTAACCAGGCTGTTAGCCTGGGGGGAGACTAACGGAAAAGAACACTAAAATGGCTTTTAAGACGATTGGAAGTTTAGACCCACACGGTGGACCCGTAGTTAGAAAGGCAATTGTTGCTAACAGCGTGACGATAACCGAGGAGGATTCGGTTAAAGCCAGCAGTGGTTTTGTTGCTCTGGGAACAGCGGGTGCTTTGGTTTTGGGACACGTAGAGTCCATTGTGACCTACGATGGTGTTGGAGTGGAAGACAATGGAGCAGGAGGAGATTTTGTTGGAACCTATACCACTGCTTCTGACAATCAGACCAATGCCAAGGTTTCAGTTTTGGTAAATGTCTCAAAACTTTACACCTACTCTGTTGACCCAGACGATACTATCGGAACTACTACTGGTTCAGATTTGCTCGGTTATCATACTGATTTGGCGGATGAAGACAATACTGATGAGTCAACCGCTACCACGGGAACTGCTCAATACTTTATTTGGGGCGTTGATCCAATGGACAGCGGGAATCAGGAGGTTTCTATCTACGAGTCACAAGTGTTTGGAGTCTAAGCTCTTTGACAACTTAATATGGCTTTAGAAACACGAGGGACTTGGACTGATTTGATTGGTGGAGTTGGACTGGAAATTGCCGAGGTTTTTGACCAAGGTCAAGAGGAATACACAATGGGTCTTGGCAATGTTGTTCGCACAGCAACAGGAACGGGAGCCCAGGAGAGCTACACTGGAAAAACAGGAGTAGGAGAGGTTGAGAGATTTGATGACGGTGACAATATTCCAGGCGGTAGAAGGTATAAAACTTATACTACTACCGTTGTCTGGAATAACTACGGAAAGTATATTGATGTAACCGCTAATGCTATTGAAGATAGAGATTATCAAGCAGAATTGGACGAGATGAAAGATTTATCTATTGGGGTTAATTTCTCCCAAGATAAATCTGCAATGCAATTGTTTAACGGCGGATTTTCTACTACTCAAGATGTGAATGGCTACAGAATGACCTGGTACTCTGACGGGGTCGCCTTATTCAGCAATTCTCACCCTTCTCCTGTTCCAGGGCAGGGAACTCAGAGCAATCTTGGAACTGCTGCTGCTTTCAACCACGATAACCTCAATACTGGTTATGTGGCTTTGTTAGAACAACAGACTGATGATGGTGTTCCTTTGGCTTTACTTGGCAAGGCAATGGTGATACTACCACCCGCTCTTATGAAAACAGGACAGGAAGTAACCCAGTCAGAATTAGATCCGTCAACAGCAAATAACGCTATCAATGTTTATCGAAATGGTATGTTGGTAGATATGGCAATGTCAGTTCACTTGGCAGCGGCCAATGGTGGTTCTGACACTGCTTGGTTCTTAACTGTTCCTGAAAGAGCGAAGTTGTATCACATTGTCAGGAGGGGACCAACTTTGGAAAAGGAAGTTAATATCA